AAATGTAGTTATATGCAATTAATGGTTTAAAAATATTATAAAAAATACGATAAATTAATAATGTCGTAACAAGATTTTGGTAAAATTACCATATATTTAATATATTTATCCGGTAAAATAATTTAAAAATAAAATTATATATAATATAAAAAATGTCTTTTGTATGCAATTTATGTAAAAAATGTTTTACACAAAAAGGAAATCTTATGCGCCATTTAAATGAAAAAAGATGTAAATCTGGATTGTTATACGATTTAGTTAAATTAAACAATATCTTAAATACAGATAATACAGAATTATTAAACATAAATACAAAAAAAACATTGAACGCTATAGACGAATTAGATACGAGTTATCTTAAAATAAACAAAATGAGAGAAATGATTAATATATATGATACAAATAAAGATAAATTAAATAATTTATTATCAGAATATATTAAAAATATAATATGTAATGAACATTATCCAGAAAATCATTGTATTAAATACGTGGATAAAAAGATGAAAATATTTAGTCTTTATATAATAGAAGATGGTGTTAAAAAACATATTAGAGATAATTATAAACAATTATGTCATATAGCATCAGAATACTTTTATAAAATTATTAAAAAACAATTATCAAAATGTTTAAAATTCTATAAAGACGACGATGAATTTCAAAATTTATATGAAGATACAATTATAGAATTTGAAAAAGATTTAAATATAGATAATGTAAATAAAGCATTAAAAATATGTTTACACGCTTATATTTTAAACGATAAAAATATGAAAATATAAATAATTAAAAGTATTTTCTAATTATTTAATATATCATGTTCATCAAAAACATTTAATTGATATTTAATCTTAGTTGTTATTAATTGATTTAATTCCTCAGCTTTTTGATTATAAGCTTTTGCAGCATCTATTTCATTAACAAAACTTCCGCAATGTATTACTTTACGATCATGTTTAATATATGATCTAAATTTACCACTTTCTTTTCTAATAGTAACACCTACAAATCTACTATATTTTTTTACTTTATTGATTTCTAATTCGTGAATATGATTTTTTTCTAATGTTAATATATCATTGAGTTTATATTTAGTTCCAAAGTTATTATTAAAAAACAATGCTTGTTCATTATATACTTTAGCACATTCTATGTCACTTGTATTCTTAATTAATTTGTAACTTTTACGTTTATATTGAATACTAGCCTCAAATATTTGTTTAGATTTTATAAAATATACTCCATTAAAATTTGTAGATTTACTTTGAAATCTTTTTTGACGATATTCTTCAAGTAGATCTCTTGGATTAGGGACATAATTTTCTAGTCGATTCAATCGATATTTAATTTCTAAAGATTCATTTAAATAACTTGCATAATCATTATACGCTATTGCTGCGTCTAGTTCTGATAGATAGTAACCTAAAACAACTGTATTATTATCCTTTGTTAATCGTGATACCCACTTATTTTGTCTAATACACCAAGAAACACCATTATAATTACTTATCTTATCAGGTTTTTTCATAAAATTTACATTAGTGTATTTATCAGGTTTTTCAAAAATTATTTCTTTTTCGTTTAAAAGTATTTGTGTTTCTAATTTATTTGGTAAATTATCAGCATAATTTTTAAATGATATATAATCAATAAAACTACATTCATCAACAATTTTAACTCCTGTTTTAATAACATTAATTGCATAATTTAATTCTAAATCATTACTAAAAAAGAACCATTCCGCTCTTTTTTTAATACGAAATGGCTCTAATAATATATGAATTAATTTCTCAGCATATTTCATATTACTTGATTGAAAATTAGTTAACATTTTTAAAGATTTATTACTAGAACTTACGTTTAATGTTGTCAATCTTCCATCAGGATTTTCTGCTAACCCTATTTTATAAGATCCTATACTTGATGTATCTTTAATTAAATATATATATCCCTTTTTAACAGAAAATCCTTCAGTATCTGGTCTATTTTCTAATAATTCTATAGTTTTTTGTTGTTCTTCTATCTGTTTTTCTTTTTGTTCAAGTTGTTCCTTCATTAATTCATTATATACCATTTCTAATTTAATATAATAATCATGAATTTTATCTGCATTTTCAGTGTTTGCTTTTAAACATAATTTTTTAAATGTATTTATATTTAACATAATTGTTTCTTTATTTAACCCGGCACCTCCTAAATTTCTAAAAGATACCTGCTCATCCGTTCGGATGAGCAGGGTTTTATCGTTTTTCTGTTCATCTATTTGAACAAGTAAGATTTTATAATCAATATTTTCTGTAAAATGGTGTTTTAATAGTCTCTTTGCATTAGCTTTATTAGAAAATCCTATAAATTTCCATACATTATCTAAATTAACTATAAAATCATTTAATTGATTATAATTTAAATACAAAAACAAATTAGAGACATATAAACGTTGTTCATCGTCAGAAAAATGATTTTTTAGTTTATTAATCAATTCATTTTTATCATATATATCTATATTACTAGTTTTTATAAGTGTTTTAATATCAACTTCATCTCTTTCTTCCATTTGTTATACTATTAATTATTTATTATCTTTAAATACATTTTAATTAAATAATTAATTAAATAATTAAATTAGTTTATTAAATAATTTATATTACAATTTATTTAATAAGTTAAATTTATAAAATTTCTACACCACGACGTAATTGTCCTGCGCTTTGTTCGTAACTGCTTTGGTGCCATGGACCAACACTTTCCTTAGGGATAGGGGGTAGACTTCTTAGGTCAAGGTTTCCAATTTTATTACTTTGTAGCACTGTATTAACTCCAGCGTGATATCCACTGATTAAGAAGTTTTGTTCCTTTAATAATTTGCTAACAGGATTTTCTTTAGCAAAGGCATTGGCGTCATCGTATTTTGGTAATAGATCATCAGCTTTAATTTGATCTTGTCCTGCAACAATTTTATCGATTTGTTCTTGTTGCATTTGTGCAATAGGAGCTTCTACTGATAGTGATTCGGGTTGAGCAAGAGTCATTTCTTGTTGTACATTTTCTAATTGTTCAGGGATCATACCATAATAGGAACCATATTTTTCTTGTGGCTTAAAATAATAAGTATAAATTAAATATATACCTAATATAACTACTAAGACTTTTAAAATATCGTTATTTTGAATTGTTTCTAGAATATTTGCCATATCTTTTATTTTAATATAATATAATAAAATAAATTTTAATTTTTAAAATTAAAAATAAACTAATTATATTTAAATATAATTAATATAATAATTTAAAACACATATAATAATTTAAAACACATATAATTTAAACACGTAAATGAATGAGTTTGAGTATAATGATATTGATTCTGATTTAGATAAAGATCGTAAAAAATCTAAAATAGAATTAATCCAAGATTTTTTATACTTTGAATCGTATAATATGGTACTATTAAAAGAAGATATGAAAAGACGTTTTTCTATTATTTCACCATTCTTTTTAGATAATTTAGAAATTTATCATTTATCTGATTTTATAATTTATTTATTATTTAATAAAACAGAATATACACTAAAAAACTATAATATAAATTTCTTAGATTTATTTACACATAAATATAATAATGAATTAAATATTTCATATAATATTATTAGTAAATATATTGAAAAATTTACTAACATCAAAATAAATTTTAAAACATGGGTTTTATTTTGCATTACATATTCTTATTAAACGTAATACTACAAGGAGATTTTTTCTCACCACTAGCCCTTTTTATATAATGGATTTTATAACATTATATATAATTAAACCTTTTACGTATTGGAATAATTGTATTTTTTATTACACAAACGCCCACTGTTGTCCTTGTTCACCACTTGCACTCCATTGAATCAATCCTACACCATTATTAGGTTTATTTCCAGGTGATGCTAAACATTTATTATATTTATTACATAAATTTCCATTTATAAAACTCCATAATTGCCCATCTTGAGAATTCTTATCAAATTGAACCATTCTTTGACCATTATTTCCACTTGCTGCCGCTAAACATTTATTATGTTTATTACATAAATTACCATTTGCATCTAATGACCATAACTGTCCTTGTTCTGCCTTCATCATTACAAAATTTTGCATATTTTATAACATTAAATATAATGGAAAGATGTGAATCTATATAAACCTTTTAATCCATTATTCTAAATAAACTTAACTTGGTTTTTGTCCTACTTTATAAGCTGTACATCCACCCATATTTCCACAATTTGATATCCATGCATTACATGTATTTGATGCATCATTTTGTGATGAATATCCACACAAACCTCCACCATTTCCAGCATCATTCCAAGAATCTTGTCTTGTTTTATTAGTATTTAAATAACAATTCCAACAGCCAGTATATGGTGTCGTTGTTGTTGGTGCCCTAGTTGTTGTTGGTGCCCTAGTTGTTGTAGTTGGAGCAAATGTTGTTGTTGTTGGAGCAAATGTCGTTGTTGTTGGAGCAAATGTCGTTGTAGTTGGAGCAAATGTCGTTGTTGTTGGAGCAAATGTTGTTGTAGTTGGAGCAAATGTCGTTGTTTCTGGAGCAAATGTTGTTGTTGTTGGAGCAAATGTCGTTGTTGTTGGAGCAAATGTCGTTGTTGTTGGAGCCCTAGTTGTTGTTGTTGGAGCCCTAGTTGTTGTTGTTGGAGCCATCATTGTAGTACTGAAAAAGATTCCAATACTACTTGAAATAAATAAGCAAATAACTACTACTATTATACCTATTGTTGTTTGGTCCATTAATATTTATATAATATATATATATTTTTTTTATGTGTAATATTTTTTTTTCTTATAATTAAAATTTACGATTAAATATTATTTTTAATATCATTTTAATTATTAAATGATATTAGCAATTGATATTGGTATTAAAAACTTATCTTTATGCTGTATGAACTCTACAAATTCTCAAGATATATCAACTTATAAAATTCATTTATGGGATGTTTATGATACACTAGAAGAAAAAACTTATTTTTGCCAATCAAAAAAACAAAAAGGTGAAGATTTATGTAATAAAAAATGTTTATATAAGTGGTCAAATAAGGAAACTAAAGAAATTGTACATTGTTGTAAAATACATTTTCCTAAGGTGTTATTACCGCTTAAAAAAGAAAACGAATTTAAAAAACGTTTAGTTAATGATTATTTATTACAAGATATTGCAAAAATTGTATTAAAAAAATTCCAAGAAATATATGAAACAAATATAGATATATTCAATCAACTCACAACAATTATCATTGAATTACAACCTAAAATTAATCAAAAAATGAAGTTTATATCTCATATAATATATGGAAAACTAGTAGAATTATTTTATGATAAAAAAACTACTATAAGATTTGTAAGAGCTGCACATAAATTACGAGCATATACTGGGCCTATAATTGAATGTAAATTAAAAAGTCTTTATGCAAAAAGAAAATGGCTAAGTATACAATATACAAATTGGTTTTTAGAAAACAAATTTTCATTAGATCAAAAAGAATTCTGGTTAAAACATTTCGATAGTCATTCAAAATTAGATGATATGAGTGATGTTTTTCTCATGTGTATTAATGCTATATTTGGAATACCAAAAAGGCAATTAGTTAATAAAAATGGTAGTTGTATCAAATAAATTACTTTTTAGAAAAAGTAATATCAAAAACATTACTTTTTAAAAAAAAGTAATATCAAAAACATTACTTTTTAAAAAAAAGTAATATCAAAAACATTACTTTTTAAAAAAAAGTAATATCAAAAAGAGGCTTACGCCTGCAAGAACTACTACTACAAATGGTAATAATTTTACTTGCAGGCGTAAGCCTCTTTTTGATGTTACTTTTTTAAAAGTAACAATACGTTAGGAATTAAATACTAATACCTTGTTTATTTTTAATGCTTATACCTGAATTTGAAAAGTTATCTCTTAGAAAATTCAAAATTAAAAGTATACTACCTGATGCTACTATACTTGTACTCGGTAAAAGAAGATCAGGGAAAAGTTTCTTAGTCAGAGACATTTTTTACCACCATAAATATATACCATCAGGTATAGTTTTTTCTGGAACAGAAGAAGCTTCGCCATTTTTTGGAGACTTTATACCAGATTGTTTTATTCATTCAGAATATGATCCAGAACTTATAAATAATATAATGAATCGACAAAAACGTAAAATACGTGAAGCAAAAGAACAAAAATTGTCTGAATCTGGTAAACACGCTAGTAATAATGTTTTTATAGTTTTAGATGATATGTTACACGATGCACAAAGTTGGAAAAAAGATAAAACCATTAAAAGTATTTTTTTTAATGGTCGTCATTATAATTTTTTATTTATATTAACAATGCAATATCCTCAAGGTATTCCACCAGAATTACGTAGTAATATAGATTACGTTTTTATTTTTAATGAACCATCTGTCGCTAATAGAAAAAAAATTTACGATGCTTATGCTGGAATGCTTCCGGATTTTAATTATTTCTGTAATATATTGGATGCATGTACACAAAATCACGAATGTGTGGTCATAAAAACATCCGGTATATCAAACGACTTACGTGATCAAATTTTTTGGTATAAAGCAGAACCTCATAATAACTTCAGAGTAGGACATCAAAAACTTTGGAAATTCCATAATAATAATTATAATTCACATTACGAACAAGATAATGAAAAAGATGAGGAAAAATTAGATAAATTAAAACGTAAATTTGCAAAAACAAGAAAACTTAAAGTTCTTGTATCAAGACAAGGTGACATAGTAGGTTATAAAGAAGATGAATAGTTACTTTTTTAAAAGTAACGTAACATTTTTTCTTCAATATCAAAATTATTTAAAAATTTAACGTGTTTTTTAAATAGTTTTTCTTCGTGATCATTAATTACTAATTCTAAATTTAATTTATTTTTACAGTTGTAAATTCCAAGAATTCTTAATGACTGTAAAAAACTTGTTATACTTGTTCTGACTCTAGTAATTTGAAATGTTAAATGTCTAGTATAATCACTTGAAACATATGATAAACCCCTACTGGATAATCTATTTGCTATAAAAATAATATGTTTATGTTCTTGTAAACTATCTATAATTTTTGATATAGATTTTTGTTTGACATATCGTTTTTGATTATTGAGTAACATTATTTTTTCAGATGTTAATAATACAACTGGAACATTTGGAAATTGCAATGTTAATTTTTTTGCCAAATATGTCATTTCACTTACATAACTATACTTGTTTATCAACATTATACCTGTTTGTGTTTTTAAAAATTTCTCAACTGATTCTGTATTATCATCAGCATAGTTCAAGTTAATATTTAAATCTTCAACACCATAATAATTTGCATTTTCTGGAACTCTAATACATCTATTATATAACGTACGGTTGAATGGAGTTGCTGTTATATGTACTGTTTTTCTAATATATTTAGATGTCTTTATAGAACAAGAACGAATAGTTTGATCAGATTCATCCAACATTAAAATATATCGTCTAGGTTCAACTTTTCGAAAATAATTATATCTGTATTTGTTATTTAATACTAATACTAAATTTTTAGTTATTTCTTGCGTATTCTTGTCAATTATTTGATAGTCAATGTTTTTCGATCTAAGCCTTTGTTCATACTGTTTTAATACCAGTAATGAATTCTGAATAACCAAAACTTTTTGACACGAGCTGTTTTCATTTATATAATTAAAAATTTCAGCTGTTTTACCACCCTGAACATTACCATATATTAATATGTTTTTCTCAATACGATCTAATACGTATTGAGAAATTTTATCTTTTAATACATTTGCTATACGAGAATCTCCTGTATATAATACGATTTCATCCATTATCTCCATCGGTAAACGAGGAATTTTCATTTTGTTTAAGTGTTTGTCTTGTACAATTATTTGTAAATTACGAATAAATTTCAATTTTTTAAAAGTAACGTTATATGTAACCATTATCGTGTAAATACATATAAGTTTTACCACCAATTTTAATTCGTCTTTTTGTTAATGGATTTATGATCCATTCTATTTTTTTAAATAACGTATTTATTTCATCGTCAGATATTTCTTTTCTACACATAGAACATAATTTATGATTTTGTTTAACATGGTTATATAAACAAGATTCATGAAAAGTATGATTACATGACAATTTTACAATGCCACTATCACTTTCACTTTCAGTTTGATTTGTATCAAAACAAATATTACAATTGTATTCTTTATTTATAAAATCATCAAATGTTTCTAATATGTCTTCATCTATAGTATCTATGTATTTCTTTTCTATATAATCTATATAATTATAACTGTTTTGTAAATTAATGATAATTTTATCATAATCTATTATATAATTATCTATTTCAAAACATCTACAATTATAATAATCTCTAGGATAATCTTCTTTTAACTCGTATAAATCTTGAAATATTCCATCTATATTTAACATTAAATAATTATGCATAAATTGATTAAATATTTCTATTGTTTCATTTTTTAAATATACAATTAAACAACTATACCAACTTTCATGTTTAACATAATCTGTATAAGTTTCGTCATCTCGACCTCCAGGTTCATACATATAAGGATTATTATCTAAAAATGAATGAAATGTTAATAAAATAGTTTCTATTCCCATACTAGACGTCCATTTTTCATAAATATTATCACCCCATGTATTTAAAATGGTAGCACAACATTTACCATTTTCATACATATTAGGATGTATTCTAACACAATTGTAATTTATAAACGTTACTTCTGGTGGAGAATAAGGATAATTATCAGGTATAGTTATATTTAATCTTACAAATTTGTGTCTATATATTGAATCATATGGTGCTTTAATAATAACGTACACTTTATTAATATTTAAGTCATCGTAATAAATAAGATAGTCGTTATCTAATAACGCCTTTTGATTTTGTTGAATATATAATTCTCTAATTTCTTTTAATAATCTTTTATTTAGATTCATAATAAAGTAAAATAATTAAATTTAAATTAAAAATGTTACTTTTTTAAAAGTAATTATTCTAATCTAGATAATTTACCTTGTTTATATAAACTATATAATTTATCTTTTATTTTATCTTCGGCACTTGAGTTTGATGTATTATTTATATTATTTTTATTAGTTTTATTAGTTGTAGTATTTTTATTAGTTGTAGTATT